ATGTGTCCTGCCGACAGACCAGCATCTGTTGGTAATCTTACTGGAACAGTTACGTGGACTGCATCAAGTGGTGCTTTGGCTGGGTCAGGTACGGCATTTCTTACTGACCTTCAAGTCGGTGACACGATAGATATACAATCTGCAACTGGTGGATTTGTTGTTGTTTCCATTGGAAATGCAACTACTGCTGTTGTACGTGCAAAGACACATGCCGCAGATATTGCTTCTGGTAAAACTATTTCAAGACAAAAACGTTCAGTTTATTCACAACAAGCATCACAGATGATTGGAACAGTCGCAACTGCTGCTGATTCTTCAACTGTAACTGGAACTGCATCATATTTTAACACACAACTTACAGTTGGTGATTTGATTACAATTGGTGGAGAAACACGAAGAGTTTCCGCAATTGCATCTGCAACTTCATTGACAGTTGGAAGTAAGTTCATCGGTGTAAATTCTGCTGTTACTTTTGAAAGAAAATGGGAATATGCCGATTCTTTCAACGAAGGTGCTCCCAGCACATCTGCAACTGCAGCTGACAAAGGTTTGTCAAATGATGAAATTCACGTTGCAATCATAGATGAAGACGGAGAATGGACAGGTACAGTAGGTGAAGTAATAGAAGCATGGGGAAATCTTTCAGTCATGAAGGGTGCAAAATCTTCCGATGGTGAAGAAGTATTCTACAAAAACTTCCTTAATAAAAATTCTGCATATGTTTGGTGGACAAAACATCCTGTTATCAATTCAATTAGCATGGTTGGTTCTGGAAGTCAAATTACATCACAAACCAAGACATATATTGCTTGGGGAACAGATGCAACTGCTGCAAATGCTTTAACTAATACTGGCGGAAATGGAAAAGAATTTTTCTGTGGTTCTTCACCAATTTCAACAAGTTTTATTGGTGGAACTGACGGTTCTGCACCATCTACTGCTGATGTTATTCGTGCATATGATAAGTTCAAATCAGCAGAAGATGTTGATATGTCACTCATCACTACTGCTGCACATGGTTCAACAGTTGTACGTCATGTTATCAATCAAGTTGCGGAAACACGCAAAGATTGTATTGCATTCTTTTCACCAGAAAAAGCAGATGTTGTTGGAGTTGCAAATTCTTCAACCGCAACAGGAAACGTCACAGATTATCGTGATGCTGTAAATATGAACTCTTCATATGCAGTTATGGATTCTGGTTGGAAATATCAATTCGACAAACACAATGACAAGTTTCGTTTCGTTCCTTTGAACGGAGACATTGCTGGTCTTTGCGCTCATACAGATCAAGTCCGTGATCCTTTTTGGTCACCGGCTGGGTTTTCAAGAGGTCAAATCAAAGGAGTTGTTAAACTTCCTTTCAATCCGAAAAAAGCAGAACGAGATAAGTTATATTCTGCTGGTGTAAATCCAATTGTCTCTTTCCCAGGCGAAGGTGTTATAATGTTTGGTGATAAGACACAATTGACTAAACCATCTGCGTTTGATAGAATCAATGTAAGACGATTATTCATTCTTCTGGAAAAAGCGATTGCAAATGCTGCAAGATTCCAGTTGTTTGAATTCAACGATGAGTTTACACGTTCACAATTTGTTTCCATAGTAGAACCTTTCTTGCGTGATATTCAAGGAAGAGGTGGAATACAAGACTTTAGTGTTGTGTGTGATGCTTCAAATAATACCCCACAAGTTGTAGATTCAAATTCGTTTAGGGGTGACATTTTTGTCAAACCTTCACGTTCTATCAACTTCATCCAACTCAACTTTGTTGCAGTTAGAAGTGGTGTAGAATTTTCTGAAGTCGTTGGTGCTGTTTAATATTTTTGATATAAATAATTACAATAAGTTTAATTTGGAGAAAATAAAAAATGGCAACATTATCAAAATTTAAGACGGCGCTTTCTTATGGAGGCGCTCGTCCCAGTTTATTTGATGTTACAGTATCAAAACCTTCTGGTGTTACAGGAAGTTTTGATGATATGGCGACACAATGCACCGTGTCTGCTATACCACCCCTTACTGTAACTCCTATAGAAAGACAGTATTTTGGTCGGACTGTAAAAATTCCTGGCGACATGGTATTTGGAGATTTATCTACATCTATCATTAATACTGAAAATTTTTCTGTAAGGAAACCATTAGAAGATTGGATGAATAAAATCAATAATACAGGAACAAATTATGGATATAGTGACAGCAGTTCGGGATTTGGTTCTGTGACTTTAACTCAGTATGATAAAGAAGGAAAGTCTCTATTAACTTGGACATTTGAAGACTGTTGGCCGCAAACTATTACAGAGATTGCATTGAGTTATGATACTGCAAGTGATATAGAACAATTTGACGTAACATGGGCATACAATTATTATACACAGTCTAAAGGGACTGCAACAACAGCAGCCGCTCTTGCAAAACAACTATAAAGGAAAGTAATGGCATTTTCAGCAACGAAATTTAAAGGCAATCTTTCCAAAGCAGGAGGGGGAGCTCGTCCTGCGTTATATTCAGTCAAAATAAACTCTGCAAATCCTAGTGTTGTTTCATCTTTAACATCAGCAGAAACATTACTAGTGAAAGCTGCTGCATTGCCCGCATCAAACATTGCACCTCTTGCAGTCAATTATGCAGGAAGAGCATATAAGTGGCAAGGTTTTCGGACATACGATGTTTGGAATGTGACTGTTATAAACGATGAGAATTTTTCCATTAGAAATAAAATGATGGAATGGATGAGAGCTCTTTCTGGAAAAATGGATGGAACAAGAAATGGTACATATGGCGATCCTTCTAAAACTGGATCTGGAGAATGGTATGATGGTGATGCAACCGTAACACAACTTGGAGTAGATGGTACAGTAAAACAAAATTACACACTGTATAATCTCTGGCCAACGGAACTCGGAGAAATTGCAATGGATTGGTCAAGTGATATAATGGAAGAATACACCATTGGATTTTGTTATGATTATTGGAGTCAGGGAACTGGCACTTCTACTCAAAGCAATACATCTGCACCACCAAATTATTAATATACCAGTAAAAAAATGAATGGCATTTTCTGCATCAGATTTTAAATCAAATTTAGCACAGGGAGGGGCTCGCTCTTCTCTGTTCTCCGTTGAATTATTGTATCCTAGTGAAATTAAAAACACCCCCACAAAAAAATCCAAATTTTTCATTAAAGGAACAACCATACCTGCCTCTACAGTGGGGAGTTATGATGTATTCTATAATGGAAAGGCAATAAAAGTTGCTGGTGATCGTTCATTTGACACATGGGAAACTACAATTATCAATGATGAAGATTTTGGAATTAGAATTGCTATTGAACAATGGATGGATCTCATCGCTGAGCACAAACTAAATACTAGAAGTAGTGAGTTTTCTATCAAAGAGGGAGAAAATTCCTCTTATAAAAAAACTATTAAAGTGACTCAATTCAAGAAAAACGGAGAAGAGGCGTGGCACTATCATTTTATTGGAGCATTTCCAACTGCGTTATCCACAATATCGCTTGATTGGGGAACACAAGAAATAGAAGAATATACTTGTACTTGGGCATATGATCGATGGATGCCTGGAACAACAGGACATTTATTAAAATCAGAATCACACGCAAACTAAGGAGAATACATTATGGCATTTGAACTATTTGGATTCAAAATTGAAAGAAATAGCGAGGAATCCGCTAAAGCAAGCATTCCTGCGTTTACATTACCAGAGAACGATGACGGCTCTATGATGGTATCGGGGGCCAGTGCATATGGAACCTATACTGATTTTGAAGGTGCATATAAAAACGAAGTTGACTTAATCTATAAGTATCGTGATGCATCTCAAACTGCTGATTGTGAAATTGCAGTTGATAATATTGTCAACGAAGCGGTTGTTATTGAAAAAAATAAACAACCTATAGAGATGTTTCTAGACGATACAGATCTTTCTGATAGTATAAAAATTAAGATTCGTAGTGAATTTGAAACTGTTTTACATTTATTGAACTTCAACAACTACGGCCCAGATATTTTTAAGAGATGGTATGTAGAAGGTAGACTCTATTACCATGCTATGATAGATGTTAATGACCCAAAACGTGGTATAGTAGAACTCCGCAGTCTTGATTCTACAAAAATCAAAAAAGTAAAACAAGTCAAACAAGAAAAAACGGCTGACCCCAAAAAAGTACAAGTTCGTTTGAACGATATGTACACCTACAATGAAGGTGGACTAGAGGCTAGAGGAAATCAAGGATTGATGATTTCAGGAGATAGTATAATCTATTCTACTTCTGGATTGTTGAATACAAGAAAAACAACCGTTTTATCTTACCTACACAAAGCACTAAAACCCCTCAATCAACTCCGAATGGTAGAAGATGCAATTGTCATCTATCGTATTGCACGAGCTCCAGAACGTAGGATTTTCTACATTGATGTTGGTAATCTCCCAAAAATAAAAGCAGAACAATACATTCGTGACATTATGACACGATACAAGAACAAATTGTTGTATGATTCTGAAACTGG